TCTTGGTACGGTTACACCTCAACTTAATCCAACCATTGTTGGTCAAGAATTAACATCGGCTCTTGGTACGGTTACTGTTGAAGCAGGAGCGGTGGCAACACCGACTGGTTTAGCACTGACCACGGCTCAAGGCACAACCACCCAAGAAGTTATTGTTTCTCTAACGGGACTAAGTAGTTCTGTATCATTAGGGGCAACTGATATTATCGGTACAGCGGTGGCAACACCAACAGGTCAGGCAGCAACATTAGCTCTTGGTACGCCTGTTGTATCGGCAACAGCAACCGTGGTGCCACTTGGACAATCAATGTCCATGTCTCTCGGCACACCGACCTTGGTTATTAGCTCTGTGGCAACACCAACAGGTCTAGAAATGACAACTTCTATAGGCACACCAGCGATATATTCATGGCAAGAAGTTGATGACTCAGAAACTTCAACGTGGACAGAAGTCGATGATAGTGCTACAATGAACTGGTTAGATGCAGCATAAACTATGAGTACATATTCAACACGACTAAAAATAGAATTAATTGGTTCAGGAGAGCAATCCAACTCTTGGGGTAATACAACCAATAATAACTTTGATCAGGTATTTGAACAGTCAATTGCAGGTGTATACAGCAAAAACTTAGGAGCAGAGTCTAGTCCTTATACGCTGACCTCGGGTAACGGACCACAGACACAAGCAAACAATGAAGCACGACAAGCTGCTATTTTGTTCACAGGACATACAAGTGATTTTATCGTACAGTTTCCTACCGTAGAAAAATTATATTTTTTACGTAATGCTAGTTCAACTTATAAGATTACAGCAAGACTTGGTGGAGCAGGAAATACTTTTGTTGTTAATCCATCAAGAAATGTTTTCATTGCAACCGATGGTACAAACTGGTTTGAATTACAAACACAAGGAAGTGACTGGTTAACAAAGACAACAACATATACCGCTTTTCCTGGTGATAAAATATTTGCTGATACATCTAGTGCTGCTTTTACTATTACATTACCAGCATCACCTAGTGTTGGTGATGAAGTTCGTTTCTTAGATTTAGCAAATACATTTGATTCAAATAATTTAACCGTTGGTCGTAACAGTGAAAAGATTGATGGTGCAACAGCAGATTTAACAGTAGCAACTGAGGGTGCTGCTTTTGCGTTGGTCTATTCGGGAGCAACGTACGGATGGAAACTACTGGAGAAATAATATGGCAACTTACGCATCTCTTCGATATAATTTTTCAGGTACAGGTTTAACAGGTGTTAACAAAACAGCAAATAACCTAAATGATGTTGCTTCAGCATCAAGTGCTAGAACAAATCTGGGTGTCGCAATTGGTAGTGATGTCCAAGCTTTCATTTCTGCAACAGCAGGAACCAATGCTAACGGCACACGTACGGTAAGCACATCAGATCCAAGTGGTGGATCAAATGGTGACATTTGGTATAAATATAGCTAATGCATAATGCCAGTTTATGTTAAAGATGGAGGCGTTTGGCGTACAATAGATAGAGTCTATGTACGTGATGCTACATCCTTCACTAACAAAACGGTTAATAATGTTTACATAAAAGATGGTGGAAGCTGGCGTGAAGTTTTTATCATTTATGATACCACTTCTTTTTCTACAACGACAGGCACTGTTCCCGTTCCTTCTTTAGCAAATGCTATTCATGTTGAATATGCTGCTGCCGCAGGCGGTGGTGGTTCTGGTGGTATGGATTATGATTCGAGAGGATATGAAGATGCAGGAGCTGGTGGTGGTTCTGGTGCTTTTATATCAGATAAAGTTTTTTCTGTTACAGGTGGTGAAACACTAACAATAGTAACTGGCACAGGTGGTGCTGGTGGTGATCCTATTGGCGATCCTCCAGGTGATGGAACATCTCGTAGTGGCGGTAATGGAAGTGCTGCAACAACGGTATCAGGCACCTCTTCAGGATCTTTATTTAGTTTAGCTGTTGGTATTGGTGCAACTTCAACGTACAACTCTGTTGCTGTTGCTGGAACAGGAGGATCAGCTACTATTTCAGGTACGACTTTAACATCAGGAACTACTGTTGATGGTTTAGATATTACAACATTTACTTCTGGACCTTTATCAGCATTTAATCAATCAGGTAATGGTGCATCAGGATCAGGAGGAAACAGATGTTCTGGTGATAACTGTAATGTTGGCGGTGCTGATGGTGCTGATTCTTACAGTGGTAATGTAGCAGGAGGAACAGGCGGTGACGCAGGTAATGGCGGTTCTTACGAACCAGGTCAAGTTGGTAATCCTGGCACAAGAGGATCAGGCGGCGGCGGTGGAGGAACCGAACAAGGCGCTCCTGGCGGTGCTGGCGGCAACGGTGAAATTAATTATAGATTTATGAGGATTGCATAATGCTAACAAAATTAAACTTAGCTCCTGGTATAGATAAACAAGATACAGAATACGGTGCAGAAGGTCGTTGGACCGATGCACAAAATGTACGATTTCATTATGGCTTACCACAAAAAATAGGTGGTTGGTCTACTATTATTACAGATACACTTATCGGTGTTGCAAGAGATCAACACACATGGACAGATCTCAATGGTGTACGGTACGCGGCCATCGGAACGGATAGAAAATTATACATTTACACAGAAGGTACAGCATACGATATAACACCTATACGTCGTGGTCCTACATCTTTAACAAATCCTTTTACAACAAATGGAACTAACAACGTCACCGTAGCGGATACAGGGCACGGTGCGATACAAGGTGATTTTGTAACCTTTGATTCTTTCTCTGCTATTGACGGCTTAGATATGAATAATGAATTTGAAATTACTTCTATTACTAATGCTAACTCTTATGTTGTAACACATACAGATACAGCGACAGGCTCTACAGCAGGAGGCGGTGGTACAGGTAATGCAAATTATCAAATTAGTATTGGACAAGAAACATCAACCTATGGTTATGGTTGGGGTACTGACGCATGGAATGTTGATGCTTGGAACACACCACGATCTACATCTACCGTAACGATTGATGGTCGTAACTGGTCTTTTGATACGTTTGGTGAAGACTTAATTGCAACCGTACATAAAGGATCTACTTATCGTTGGGATACATCATCAGGAACCTCAAGCAACAGAGCTGCTGTTATTTCACAAGCTCCTACAAGTTCACGGTTTAATCTTGTTTCCATGCCTGATAGACATGTCTTTTTATTTGGTACAGAAACAACAATTGGTACAGCTTCTACGCAAGATGATTTATTCTTGCGGTTTTCCTCCCAAGAAGATTATACGGATTGGACACCTGCTGCAACAAACACAGCAGGTTCCTTCCGTATTCAAGATGGATCAAAGATTGTGGCAGCAACAAGATCACGTAATGCGGTGCTAGTTTGGACAGATACATCTTTACACGCATTACAATTTGTTGGTGCACCTTTTACTTTTTCTCTTGTACAATTAGGTGGTGGATGTGGTGCTGTTGGCGTTCATAGTGCTGTTGATATTAATGGTGTTGCGTATTGGATGTCACAAAATGCTTTCTTCTTATACGATGGTACTATTCGTAAACTGCCATGTTCGGTGCAAGACTTTGTCTTTGAAGATTTTAGCGCGGCTCACCAACCAGAAACATTTGCAGGAGTGAATTCAGAGTTTAATGAAATTACATGGTTTTATGCGTCTGCTGATTCAAACTTTATTAATAGATCCGTAACATATAATTATTTAGAAAAGACATGGTATACCAATACATTAGCAAGAACAACATGGACAGACTACGGTGTCTATCAACAACCATATGCAACATTATATAACTCTACAGCCTTACCAACAACGCCTACTGTATTAGGTGTCACTGCTGGTGCTACCACTTATTATCAACAAGAAACAGGAACGGATGATAACTTAACAGCAATGACAGCCTTTATACAATCAGGTGATTTTGATATTCAAGACGGACAACAATTACTACATATCAGTCGCGGTATTCCTGATTTTAAAAACCAAACAGGTAATGCAACAATTACCATGAACTTTAAAACATATCCAAATGATACGTCATCTACTACTGTTACTAGAACAGTTAATTCTAGCACGACAAAATTTGATACACGTGGTAGAGGTAGACAAACAAATTTAAAAATTGAAAGCACCGATCTTGGCGCAAACTGGCGATACGGTACATTGCGTTTAGATGTGCAACCAGATGGAGGTAGATAATGGCTAAAATAGCAACAACAAGATTACCAGATGCAACGCCTGATTATCAGGCAGAACAGTTTAACGCACTCATTCGTATTCTTGAACAGATTACACAACAATTAAACTTTGGTTTTCAACAAGACATAAAAGACGAATCAACGGCTAGGAGCTGGTTCCGTGTCTGATATTTTTATTAGTAAATCAGCAGTGGGCACAGGTAGTGCGGTAGCAACATATACCGTACCAACAGCCGACTCAGGAGCCGTGCCTCCCGTCCCACCGACCACGGCCATTATTAAAAGTATTCGTTTATCCAATCAAACAGGTGGCGCGGTAACAACAACGGTATCTGCTTTTGATAACAGTGAATCGGATAGAGAAATACCTTTGTATATAAACAGTTTAGCAGATGCTTCAGAAATAGAAGTATTATCAGAAGGCGTTCCTATTGTATTAGAACAAGGAGATGCTATTAAGTTAACAGGATTAAACGTAAGAATATTAATTAGTATAATGGAGATAACGTAATGTCAGAGATAGGTAAAAAAGTACAAGACGCCGAAGTCATTGGTCACGAAGTAGTAGACGGAAATAAAATCCCTATCTTGAAACCAGAGGTTTGGGAAAAAGTGTATTGCAATAGTTGTAATAA